CAGCGTAAGGCTGAAGAGGCACTGAAGGGCAAGACCTATCAGTACAGCCGATCCTACGTCCCAGAAGAAATCATACCGACGCTGACGCCATACGAGAAAGACGTCTACGCCTACTCCAAGATACTGGACAAGGAGCAGAAGAGGTTGCAGGAAAAAAGGAAGCAGCAAAAACTCCGGAGTCAACAGCGATGAGTGATAACATTAGGAAACTCCGCAAGTCTGGAGCATGGACACGCAAGGAGGGCCAAAACCCAGAGGGTGGCCTGAACGCAAAGGGGCGGGCGTCTTACAACAGGGAACATGGTGCCAACCTGAAACGCCCACAGCCGGAAGGAGGCAAGCGGCGAGACTCATTCTGTGCCAGAATGAAGGGAATGAAAAAAAAGTTAACAAGCAAGAAGACAGCAAGTGACCCGAACTCGCGTATTAACAAATCGTTGCGGGCATGGAAGTGCTGATGATACACCGCATCAGCCCAGAGATTCACGTCGCAACGCCACTAGGGGAAGGTCACGCGCTATTCCTCATTGACTACGGGCCGTCTATCAACAGCGTTTGGGTGGTGCATCTCTTTGCCGACGGCAAGGTAGTCCACGTCTCTAGTGAGGACGTGAGGGTTTTCGGGAATCCGATGTACGGAATTTCAGACCCGCCCCTTCCGGTGCATAAATTTGGGGAGTAACGCAATGTGGCCATACGACGACGAGGAGGATGACCCGGAAGACTTGGTGGAGTTTTTGTGCCGGGGTTGACAGGTTGACGCGACTTAGCGATGGTGTGCCCTCCAACCGGAATGGAGGGCTTGCCAATGAGCGAAGAGAAGGACGAAACAATCGTCTCGTACGAGGACGACAAGACCTATCGGGCGTGGCCCGAAAAGAACGCCAGCAAACTGAAGACACTGGCACACTCACCTATCTCGTACCATGCGGAGTATGCCGCAGAGCAGCGGACGCCGAAGTCTAGCGATGCCTTGGAGTGGGGCACTGCGATGCACCTTTGGCACGAACGGTGGCCGCAGCCACACGAAGAGTATGTAGAGGTGGCCCCTGCCAGCATCACCACGGCAGCAGGCGGCTGGACGAAATCAGCGGCTGAGTGGAAGGCTTCACTGCCGCCGGACAAGTTGCCTCTAACGCAGCCAATGTACCACCGGCTGAAGAAGCAGACGCAACAGATTCTTGAAAACGCCGCAGCCGTTGACCTTCTTAACGCACGTACAAAGACGGAGTTCAACGTCCGGTGGTCTTGGGGCAAACACCGATGCAAGGGCCGGTTCGATGGGGGCACCGATGACGTCATCTACGACCTAAAGACGACGCGAGATATGTACCCCGCCCAGCAGTTCGGCAGGAGTGCAGCCCAGTGGTTCTATCACATTCAAGCAGCATTTTACCTTAACGGTGCGATGAAGGCTGGGTGGCCAGACCACGAACCACAGTTCATTGTAACAAGCAACCTCGCCCCCTATCACTGTTCAGTTATGACTATACCGCGTGAGGTATTGACCGAGACTGAGGAGTGGTGCCTTAGACTAATGGACGAACTAGACCAACGCCATCTACTGGACTGGTGGCATCCCGCCGACTACGGGAAGATTGTCCGGATACCGACACACTACTTTCAGACGAGGAGGGAATGGTAATGCGTAGAGTAACAGCGTACAGAGATGCCAGCCAGCACACAGACCTTTTGGACAAGGCTCTGGCTGACGCCAAAAAGAAATTCACTCGGGTGGTCAAGAATAAGAAGGGGCCATACGGCCTATTCGCAGACTTGTCCAGCCTAGTTGCTAGCACAGCCTCTGCATTGGCCGAGGCATCGGTCGTCTTGCGTCAAACATACAACGCAAACGATGACGGCAGCATGGTGCTTGTCACGGAGTTAGCCTGCAAGGGCCAGTGGGTATGCAGCACAATTCTAATCCCGTCTCTGAAAAACCCGCAGCACGTATTCGGATACTGCACCTATATGCGGCGTCTTGCCTATGCGTCCATGCTAGGGCTGGCGGCTGACGAGGAGATGGACGGCATGGAAGCAGCCCGACCGGCAAGCGACACCACCGATGTTGATGCAATCATCACAGCGATTCGCCAAGCCACCAACGAGGCATGGCTCAACACCATCTGGACACACGTTTCAGAGTTGAACTACCCACGCGACGTAGTGGCACGGATAGAGAAGGCTATGGACGAGAGGCGGTCAGGAATGAAGTCGCAGCCGAAGCCAAAGCGAAAGGAACCAACCAATGCAAGTGAATGAGTATCTGGAGATGAAGCAGCGGATGCTGCTTGCTGCTGAACTGTTACGGCTTGTCGTCACACAGGATGACACAATCCGGTTCGACGAGGAAACGTTTCCGCTTATTCAACACGCAGGACTCAGCAATAAGGAGGACTTGCAGAAGTTGTTTGCGGAGTTGGACATTTTGCGGGCACGGCTAGGAGAGCCACTGTTGCCAGTCACGGAGGAGAAACAGCATGACGCCGAGAGAGATACAGGAGATGGTTCGGTCAGGGATGACGATGGAGCAGATGTCCCGCGAAACGAAACTCCACCCGAAGGAGTTGAGGAAGATGTTGCGGCGAAGCCAACTAAGCCGAGACGCAGGCGATCCAACAATACAGGAAATAAGAGAAGCCGCAAAAAAAATACGAAGCGAGTGGAGTCCAGCGACTGAACAGGCTCGTTGGGTTGGTTTGAAGGGATACCTTAGAAGCCCACGGTAGGGGATATGTCACAGCAAGGATTCTTGTTTAGCGACTCGCGGCCTTTCCAGTACAGGCCATACCAGACGCAAACCCGAGACGATGTACTCAACCACTTCCGCGAACACAGTCGCGGGCTGGGAGTTCTGGCGACAGGGCTGGGCAAGACAGAGATCGGTATACTTATTGCAGACTGGTATTTGAAGCAGGGCTTAGAGGTTCTATGGATAACACCCTTCACGGAACTGTTAGGCCAGACTGCGGAACGGCTACGCTCTCGCGGTTTTCCATGCGGGATTGAGCAAGGAGGAAGCAGGAGTGACGACAGGCTGACGGTGGCAAGTTACAAAACTTTGCTTACTCGAAGACGATGGGAGTCGTATCTGCCAAGGCGGCTAGGACTAATCATTGTCGATGAGGTTCACCTGAACTACTCCAAGCGAAGCATGGAGATGCTCGACAACTTGCTGCAAGGAGGCGGCAAGTTGTTGGGTTTAACCGCATCCCCAAACCGAATGACGGGAGACCCGCTCACCGAGTTCTACGGCACGGTAGTAGCGGACTACGGCATCTTGCCTGCAACGCAGGATGGTTGGCTTGTGCCGTGGAAGTCGTGGCTTTCTGTTGTTGAGAGCCTTGACCTTTCAAGGATGAGGGTCAACGCCGCCAGCGACTTCAACCAAGAAATGCTCGACAGGGTGCTTCGCAAAGAGCGTGTAGTGCAGGAGATTGCTGCCCTTGTTGAACAACACCACGAAGGGGAGCCTTCGATTGTATTCACCCAGTCGATACCGCAGGCCGATATGCTTGCTGACTTATTGCGGAGGCGTGGGCTACAGCCGAGCGTCGTCCATTCAAGAATGGAGCCGCAGGAAAGACGGATGCACCTAGAGGCATTCGACAAGGGCGACACCAACATTGTCATCAACGTTTCTTGCCTACTGCAAGGTTACGACCAGCCAAGAATCCGCAAACTATTCTTGGCTAAATGCACGGCGTCTTACAACACTTTCCTGCAAGCCATCGGTCGCGGCACCCGAGCCTTGCCCGACACTATAGATGGACTCTTGACGCCCGAGGCGAGGCGGCAGGCCATCGCCGCGTCGGCCAAGCCATACTTTGAAATCTTTGACATTACTGACAGCAGCCGTCACCACAGCATAGTCAACGCCACCGACATACTTTGTCCCACGGAAGACAGGGAGTTGCTTCGCAGGGTAAAGAAGCGAACAGAGAACAAGCCACTTGACCTTGACGAGTCTTGTGCAATCGTCGCCGAGGAGAAGAAGCGGCTACGCCAAGAGCAGGAAGCCCTTGACGCCTTGGCACGAAATCGGATACAAGGCTCTGCTGACGCTGAGTTCGGGAACTACGCCCGTGACCTAACGGCAGCATCTGAAGCCCCAGTTAAGAAGACGGGCTGGAGAATGCGGTTCGGCAAACACAAGGGCCAGTTGCTGCGAGAGATACCAGTTGACTATTTGCAGTGGCTCGACAGCAAGAACAGGGACAGGGACGATAAGTTGTTTCAGGCAATCCGAAAGGAGATCGGACGAAGAGTTGCCTAATTGTCAGGGATGACGGCACTACATTCCATACACGCTCTGCTGCGAAAGACTGGTGCCCAACGGTGCGAAAGACCAGACGCCTTAACCCAATGACTGGCGGGGCCGAGGGAGAGACACCACCGTTTGTCTGGCTCTATAAACCAGACTTCTTCTCTCGTTTTTGTGCGGGACGTGTGACGCATATTGTCAATAGGTGACGCCATGAAATCAGACCATGACTTTAGAACTGACCAAGCATACGGCAGAGCATTCGAGAAGGTGCTGTTCAATCTCATTGGGCACTACCACCCGATGGCTCTTTCGAGGACTGATGAGTACACCGATCCCCGAATACACCAAGACTTCGGGGACATAGTTCTCACCACCACCATTCAGTGCAAACGCAGAACGGAGAGGTATCAGTTTACCTGCTGCGACGACTACCCATTTGACACCATCTTGGTGGACACGGAGAGGCACCTTCGCATGGAGGGAATCCCAGTGGACTTGTATTACAGCCTCACCCAAGAGCAGCGGCGGTGCTACATAAGGTGGTTCCACAGTTACTGGGTCAGTGCGCCGGACATGGAACACTTTGCTGTTATTATCCCGGCATCCAAGGCGTATTGGGTACTGGACGAGTGCTGGGACAAGAGGAATAAATCCCACACAATTAACTGGGCCTGCCCAAAAGACAAGGCAATTTTCGTCAATAAAAACGATTTGCGTCCCGCCCTTTGCCGGTTATGATATTGGCCTGAAAGGATGTTCAGTGGAAGACATAGACGCAACCTGCGAGAACTGCCGCCACTTCGTTCGCGTGGAGTGCGACGAATGTGATGGTAGTTATGGACAGTGCCGGAGAATGCCACCACAGTTCCCGATGCCGGGAACATTGAATGGTGCGTGGCCCATTGTCTCAGAGGATGAACACTGCGGTGAGCATGACCACTGTTCGGATTTATTCTAACGACGACCTTCCCAACTGGGTCGCGGACGAGATACGGTTCCTGACAAAACCAGACGGCGAGAACAGGGCACTGTTCAGTGACTTCGCCCACGACAACGACAGGAGCAAACTCCCGCCAGACTCTAAGTTTGCGATTGCGTACAACGACAAGGACTACGAACTACAGCCAATCGGCTGGGTGATGGCGTCGTTGTGGGAAGGTGTCACCTGCATTCAAGGTTTTGTCAAGGAAGATATGCGGCAGCGGAAGATTGCTGCGGCACTGTCTGCGCTAGCACTAGCAGACCACCCGAAGGAAACCATCGGGGTTTTCAGCGACCACTTCGCACGGATAGGCAGGTGGTTGGGGTACAAGATTGTGCGGCAGTACACCCGAGTAGAAGACGGATGGATTATCAAAGATGGAGCGGAACCCGAATGAGATCGACAAGGGGGAATACCAGATACTGCATCCTTTCTGTGCAATATGCCACTGGCCAGCACGTCGGGCCGGAAGGCTTATGGAATTGCACCATATAGTTGGCGGGCCGGGAAGGAAAGATTGCATAGAGAACTGGCTGAATCTCTGTTCCCGCTGCCACCACGCAGTCCACAATAAACTCCCTGACTACGGAGAGATTCCAAAGGGTGCCTGCCTAGTGGCAAAGGCCGAGGTAGACGGAGAGGTTGACCTACAGAAACTGGCCAGCCTTAAACGCCGCAAGGCTTTGCCATACGACCCAGAGCCAATCCCAGAGGCGTTCCTGAAAGACAGGCGACGAGACGGCGGCGACCCGTGGCCGTAGTTCCAGATTCCAGAAACGAGAATAGACATGGCCAAAAAGCGGCAACCACAGGGTCGGCGAGCGGAGCGTAATAGTCGCACTCCGGATCGCAGTGCCATCGGCAAGCGAAGCCGTAATAAAGGAGCGAGGGGCGAGCGGGAAGCCGCCGAGCGGCTGGCCACTCTCTTTGGGTGGCAGGCCAAGCGGGCACAGCAGCACAGCGGCACCGAGACCACAGCCGACGTGCTTGTTTCAGACACGCCGGGATTATGGTTCGAGGTCAAGAGGGTGAATCGGTTGAATGTTCCGAAGGCAATGGCGATTGCCACCGATCAAAGCGGGAGAAAGTGCCCAGTGCTGATGCACAGGATAGACCAAGGGGAGTGGCTACTGACCATAAATCTGGTAGACCTCCCGAGGATTGTCCATGCCTACGAATGTGCGAACAGTGACGCGATGGCTCCGTCGCAAGTACCCAGTGCAACGCCCCGTTGTGGTTCGGATAGTGAAGCCACAGGAGGGTCTGCATGGCATCTGCCTGCTGGGAAAAGAACGGGTACTGATACGACTGTGCAGGGCAGCGGAACACTCAATGTGCGAAACGCTGCTAGAAGAATGGGCGCACGTACTGCGAGATGAATGTCCAGTTCCATACGAGGAGGGGAATGAACATGACCAACTTTTCTGGGCAATCCTTGCCCACGTTACGAAAGAGTACAGGGGCGAGTGACCCAGTTGCACCCAGCCACTATAAGAGCCACCCGTCAGGGATAGAGGCAATAGAAATTACCCAGTACGAGGACTTTCTAATTGGCAATGTTTTCAAATACTTGCTACGCCGAAAGTTCAAGGGTCAGGAGTTGACCGACGTTCGCAAGGCTCTTTGGTATTTGACCAAGGAAGAGCAGCGTCTCTCTGAGCAAGAGGGGAAGAATGAGAGCAAGGGCTGACAGCCTGCCGTCACCGGCAGAACAGGAACTCATTGACCACGACTTGTCTAGCCTTTCGGGGGATGAAATCTCCGGTGGCTGGCGTTCGATTTGTGCGATGATTTTGCTACGCACAGTTTCGTCGGTCAGCAGAAGTCAAGAGGCCCGCATCTCGAAGGCCGAGGCAAGGTTGCAGTACAAGGCAGCGAAGGAGTGGATGGCTGGAAAGGCGGGGCTAATCTCGTTTGAAGAGGTACTCAGTGCCCTAGAATTAGAGGAGCAGTACGTCAGAAACGGCATAGATAGGTATGCTAAAACCGCAGTCAGCAGGGCCATAAACCTAGATAGCGAAGCCCAACTAACCCCAGCGTGAGAGCATGGAAGAGACAATCAAAAGGCTGAACCAGTTGGCCTCAGACCTTAGCGTCGAGTGGTCGAAAAGAAGTGAGGGTGGCTACACCGTTTCGGAGTATGCAACCCTTATGACGATGAGTCTGCGGGCTATGATCGCAGCGGCAGACCTCATACCTGTCAAGGGCGAAGAGAGAAAAGAACTCGTCATGCACTACGCTGGCGAGTTGTTCGACAAGTTTGCCCATAGAATTGTGCCCATCTACTTGAAGCCAGTGTGGTTTGTTGTGGCACCCGCAGCACGACAGTTAGCCATGTCGCTGGCCAGCGGTACGATTGAAGGGCTACTGCCAATCGTTAGAGGTAAAACAGCGTGATGACATATTTTCTAGTTGCCTGTGCTATTGCTCTGCTTTTGTGGCCGGGAAAGAAAACCCGAGTCCCGACGCTGATTGAACACATCAACGTTGTGCCAGAGCAAAAGGCACCCATCGTCATCAACAGCACCCCCAGTTTCCGGGCAGCGATGGACGCCCTTCACCTAGTCCATCAGCGTTTCAAGACTGTCGGCATGACGCCGGAGCAGCGGGCAGCGATGGACGTCATTGTCCTTGGACTAATGCAGGGGATTGACGATGAACAATAGGATTGTGGGCGTGGCTCTACTGCTTGGGCTGGCTTTTGCGTGGGGCATTGAAGGGCCATCACCAGAGCCGCCCGCCCCAGCACCAGTCCTTGAACTCGACCTTACTGGGCTTTTCGTTGGAGAGTACGCCGCCGACGATGCCAAGTGCCTGTCGTGTTTGTGTGGACAACTCGCAGATATTGTTGAGTACGATGGCACGCTAGACGAGCCAAGACTAAAGACCGGCACGGCTATTGACGATCTGCGTAGGACAGCGAGGGAGTACAGGCTAGAGGGAGTGTCAATCGGGGCGAGGCAACCAAAGGTGCGGGACGCGATTGACGAGTACATGACAGAGAAACTTGGTCTGAGCGGGGGGCCAATCACCGAGAGCCAGAGAGCCTTGTGGGTTCTGACTCTCAGAGAAATATCCGAGGCATCCCGCCATGCAGTTGGTCGCTAGATATATCGCAGCCCTGCTACTCATAGTGGCAATCATCATTGCGGCCTACCAGCCAAGCGATGATATTCTATACGGGCAAAGCGAGGACTTTGGTTTCCAGCCGGATCGGTCTGGCACTGCCAAGTTCCTAGCGGAGTTAGATCAGCCCTACTTCCGGCAGGCCGGTGCCGACATTCTGAAGAACGCCAAGGGCAAAGACACGTTCCTTTGGCGGCAGGCTGACGTCTGTCACCGGCAAGTCTACGGCAGAAAGTTTACTGTCTGGCGGCAGGGAATAGGAGACTGCGTGAGTTTCGGCTACGCAATGGGGTGTTATGTGGTGCTTTGTGTGCAGCACGTAGAGGGCATAGTCCCAGAGCCGCCACTGTTAGTTGCGACGGAGCCACTGTACGGTGGTGCTAGGTGCGAAGCCAGAGGGGTAGAGTTCGCGGGGTTCAGTGACGGGGCGACGGCATCCGGTGCGACTAGGTGGATCAGTGGCCTGCGGAACGGCACGGGTGGCGTACTGTTTAGAGAGAAGTACCGCGACCTAGACTTCACCACTTATTCCCCAGAGGTGGCCAAGAACTTTGGGGCTTATGGCTGCGGTGGCCGGGGTAACGAATGGCTCGACAAGGAAGCCAACAAACGTGTTGCCCACGGCGTTGCTCTGGTCACGACGTTCGAGGAGTGTGCTGCCAGCATAGAGTCCGGCTTTCCCGTGGCTATATGCTCGTCGATTGGATTCGATTCCCGCCGAGACAAGGACGGATTTTCGCGCAGGAAGGGCCGGTGGCTGCATTGCCAAGTATGTCTGGGCGTGAGGTACGCTAAGAACGAGGGCAAGCGTGACGGAATACTGATCTGCAATAGTTGGGGGGAGAACTGGATTGGCCCAAGAGAAAATGTGTGGCCGGAAGATATGCCGCAGGGGTGCTACTGGGCAACGCGAGAAGATATTAGTGCCATCCTAGCCCAAGGAGAATCGTTCGCAATCGCGGGCGTTAACGGGTTCGAGTGGCAAGACCTTGACCACGGAGAATGGATTGCGAACCAATGAAATGGCAAGTAACTAAGACACAAAAGATTGCAATTTTGGTCATCATTTGTTTGGCACTGGGCTACAGTATGGCCGGTGGTGGTGATGAACTAATCCCCCGCCCGCCACGACGCAATGAACGCCCCTTTATGAAGTGGATCATTAGGGCAGCACGGTCTAGTTTATGGTTGATGTGGCTGGCAGAAAGCCCGACACTAGACCTTAGTGAAAAGCAATTTGTGCAAGAGCCGCAAACTGTTGACTCCAGCGGCTACCGCCCACTGAGACATGGAGACGGCTGGTGATTAGGTGGCTCATAGCAATACTGACTTGGCTTGCCGACGACGGTGTGCCGATGGACGTAGAGGCATTGCACAGTTATGCCTCCGTTGCGGCTAGTTATGCGTCGTTCGCCACGCCAGAAGCAGTGCCGGACGAGGATGATGACGAGGACGAGGAGGGGTGCTGCGGGGAGTGCGGGGGTAAAGGGTATATCGTTATGCCAGATGGGCATAGAGTTGCCTGCCCCTGCCCTGCTGACTGCGAGTGCAAGGCACCCAGCAAGGGCCAACCGTCAAAGGCTAATTGCCCTGACGGCAAATGCCCTTTGAAATGAGACGAAGAAAAAGACGCCTCAATAAAAAGCAGCAGCGACTAGCGGAAGAAGGGCTGGCTTTTGTTAAGCCAGCCGTTGCTAGTTTCATAAAGAAGAACCCTGACTTGCGAAGTGCAATTCGCAGGGTTGACATGGTTAGTGTAGCCATGCAGGCAGTAGCAAGTGCTGCCTTGACGTACGATGAAAGCAAGTCTTTGCCGACGACATACTTCGGCAGTTCCATACGCCACGCACTATATAGAGCAGTGCTGACACAGGTGCGGCAAGACGGGCGTTTCGTAGTGGTCGAAGAGATCATCGACCAAACACCCAGTACAAGCCGCACCCGTGCCAACAGCCGTGCCCTCCAAGCAATCCGTATGCTCTCGCCCTATGACCGGACTCTGCTAGAAGACCGGCTTGTCGAAGGCGTGACCCTCGAACAACTAGGCTATGAGCAGGGCGTTGATCCGAGGACAATCAAACGCCGGATACAGATTGCAGTGGAGCGGCTACGACGTGCGGAGTCGCAACTCCCCTGACTTTATCATCTCCCTCACACGCTTGTAAGACGTGATCTTGGGAAATGGTGGGTCAAGTGCATGGGCTTGCAGCATCCAAACTACAACGGTTCGATCAGAACCACGCTTGCTGCGGAACATACGCTGGGTATGCAGCCACTGAGCAATGCGTTCGTGACTCTCCCCAGACGCCCGTAACCCAGCCACGTACCCGCAGAGTTGGCGTTCGTCAGGGTCTACGCGGTACTCCCGAACAGTACGGCCAGACACTACGCGAGACACCTTCTTCCAGCCCATTGGGCAACCACGGCTATGCGGTATGCCTTCGGCTATCTTGTAGCGGTTGAGTTCAACCACTCGCTCTGCGGCCAACTCTCGTTCCAGTTGGTTGCTTGCGACGATGATGCGACGACTGTACCGACCGACTGCTTTTGCTGTGTCGATTGGGAAACCAGTGCAGTGCAAATTTACACGACGGCCAAGCAAGTTCTTCGTGACCTTCTCGCTGTCCTCCAAGTCTCGGAAGGTGCGAGACCAATCACTAAACAACAACCAGTCTCCGGGTTGAACACTGGTTAGCACTACCCTGCCTTCTGGTCGTTCGCCAAACGGCAAACCGCCAGACACGGCCTCGTCGTAGAAGTAGCGGGGCACCATCTCTACGCCGATAGGTTCAAGGTAAGTGCTGTAGTAGTTGCGGCAGGCCCACTCCTGCTTATGCCGCGTCATGTGTTGGTGCTTGGTTGAGTGGCGACCATACATGAAGCATCTACTAGAGATCGTCAATGTCCTCCCCCTTGCTTGCTATCTTGCGAATGTCACGGTCGAAAAGACAAAGCATCCCAAACGCCATGCGTTGCGTGAAACGCAACCCAGACGCCCCTTTGCGAGTCCGCGTCACGCCATCCCACACCAGACCAATCAAAGTTTGGTTGATCTTTTTGCCGGGGAATGCTTGCAGTCTCTTGCCGATTGCGTGAGTTGTGGTGAACTCCACGTAGAACGGTGGAGCGTGCCAAAGACTGTTCAGCATTACGGCCTCTTTCTTGGAGAGTGTGTCCTTCGAGCCACGTTTCTCGGCAACTGTCACAATCTTGTCCATCAGTTCACGCTCTTCGTCGGTCATTGTTGCTCCTTCATTCATCACTTATTCCTCCTCGGTGTTCGGCAAGTACCTGCCGCCAGTTGAAAATAACGCCGTGTGTTTCTTGGGCCACACTTATCACCCCTTTCTTCTGTAGGCTGACGATCATCTGCCGCACAGTGTTTGGGGACTGCCAACCTACCGCTTTGCAATATCCACGGTAGGTTGGCTGAGTCCCCTCACTATCTATCTGTTCGGCGACCGCAACCAGAAACTGCCATTCACGCCTGCTGACGTGACGGGCTATCGGTCTTGGTTCCATCGAACGAAACTCCCAGTTCCTCACAGGTCTTGCGGATAGCGTGGTACGCACCAGAGTTGGACGCACCGAAACGATGGGCAATCACCCTAGTTGACACCCCTTCATGTTTCAACCGCACCATCTCCAACCGCTCGTTCTGCGTGAACGGCCTGCGGTTTGGCTTGCGGCCCCGAACGGCCTTCACTCGTTGCCGAATTGGCTTCGGAGTTCGCGGCGATTCTTCGACAACCTCTGGTGCAACACGGCGATACTCGAACCCCATTGCCATGTACTCCAACACTTCGTCAGCGGAAGAAACTTCCTTGAAGACAAAGTATTTCCGCTTCACTTTCACTTGCATATCATCAACCCTCGCTGGTGCCGGAGAAAGAAAAAGACAGCAGGGAATCCGGCCATTCCCTGCCGTCTTGTGCAATTCGTTAGACCTCGCGGTCAAGCAACAGACCCTCTTCTGACCGTTGAAACTTCAGCCCGCTCCACTTGTCGTTGTTGTAGTCTGGTGGCATGGTACTGTCGTTGCGTTCTTGCTGCGGACGAAAGTAAGTGTGCAAACTTTCCGGCATATTGAACGTGTCGTCAATCCAGAACGTTGTCAGGCTTGCGGTCATGTTCGTGAACATGCGGCTGAAGTAGTCCACCTTCGCACCATACGGGCAGACGCCATCCTCAACAGCAGCGTAGTACAAGTCCCCTGCTAGTTCACGAAGTATCTTGGTGTTGAGCCTGAAAACTTCTCGCTGATCGCCAGACGTAACGAGGTCTAAGGGGGCAAGCCAGTATTGCATCGGGTTAGATTCGGCAATCCTCTCCCGTGTGCTGGCACTGCGAGTCTGAACCGCTTGCCTTGTCTTGCCATCGGCAACAAGAGACTCCAGAAACTGCACAATTACCAGCGGTATCCAGCCGGAGATCGCCTTACGGCCACCGTTTGCGGCAGTGTATTCAACACGCATCAGTTCTTGGGCGTTGTGCCGAGGATGGTGGTGTGTCAGTCGGTAGTAGTCCCCTTCCCCGACGTACGGGAAAATTTCGGTGAACAATTTCAGCAAAGGGCCAACCCGTCGCGGAGAAAACTTTACGAGATCGCCTGTGTATTTCAGGGCACAGGTTTGGCGGTAGCCCAAGTCGAAACTGCCAATGCCCCAGTCCATTCCTTCAGACATACGCCGCTCCTCCCGCCAGTAGTCCCCGCCGTATGTCTTCCCGTACTTGCAGAAGAACGACAGAAACCCGCTGACCTCTAGGGTTTGCGGGCCACCATTGATTTTGAGCCACTCACCAAACACTTGGGCAAAGCGTCTGAATACACCGAACCGCCCAGTCGTGCCGCTTCGATGCAGGTCTATCGCCGTCAGCGTTGCCAGTTGGTGCAGTGTGCCATGCGGGATAAACGTAATGGGGTCTTTCTGGCTTTCCAGAAACTCATTCGACGATATGAACTTCGGGATAGCCCTGCGATCATAGGTCGCCCAACTTTCCTCCCACGAAACCAAAGCGTTACTCTCTTTCGAGTAGGCAATCCGAACAGGTGGGTACGGATACAGGCATTCGCTACGCCTGTGCATTTGCTGGAACTCGGTCTCGAACTCTACTGTTGACATTAGATGGCCCCCTTTTTGCGGTAGTATTGGAACTTCTTCTTGTACTTTTTTATCTTGGTGGCAGCGAGTTTCGCCTTACGCTGCCAACTCTTCAATTTCTCCTCGGCATCCCTTGCCCGCCGCTCTACCAGCGTCAATGCTGGCTTGGTCACTTTTGGTCTATGCTGTTTTGGGCGGGGCATTGTGTAGGCCAGATGCCTATTCGAGTCCCGCTTCAGCCTTGTTGCCAAAATGTATTCGCAACCGTGCAGTCTCTGTCGAAAACACTCGAAGAACACGCCGACGACTGCCGTCAAGTCGTGTGCAGGCTTGCCATCGAAACTCGACTCCTTGCCGTGTGCCTCCTGTAGTTCTTCCACGGCATTGCCAATGGCATCTCGCACAACCTCCTGAAAAAACCTGCGAGTGAGAACTTCCTCCGTGAAGTTCTTCAGGTAGTCTCGCACGTCTGGAACACCGTCAGTGTTCGTCATTTGTTGCTCCCAACTACGAGTAATAAGCCAACCAAGACAACTGCTGCGACGTGACTGATAACCTCAACTTGTTCAGCAGACATTGATCTTCCCTCCCTTGGTAAGATCAACAGTCTGTGCCCACGGTGGCGGGTAGCCGTCGTTGGCAACAAGAGCAACAATCAGCGGGCAGTTGAGCGGCTTATCCGGCCATCCTGTCCCGCCGTCTGTCACAAGAACAATGCAGTCCGGCTTGTGTTCCTTCGCGGCATAAAGCAAGGCACCGGTCATATCCGTACCCCCGCAACCAGACCACTGGAAGTTGGCCGGACTAGCAATCCGTCCGTCTCCTTGCAACTCAGCATCCCATGCAATAACCCGTGGGTTTCGCACTCGCTGGCAACCTTGTGCAATCGCAGTCATAGCCCGCTCTGTTCTCGCTCGACTGGTCATACTGCCAGACGTGTCGATCACAATGGTGCATTCAGGCTGGTAGTAAATGTTGCCTTTGATTGGCAAGTCATCGTCAGTCTGTCTGCGGCTACGTTTGCGATAGGTTTCTTCGGGATTGCCTTCCCGTGCTGTCACAGAACGAGCAACAACGTTGCGGAGTTTGTCAAACGGATCGGGCTGATGAACCAGTTTGTTGTTGAGCATCTGCCGCACGTTGCCAGCAGTGCTGCCTTGCCCGATAGACTCATCCTCCGACAGTGATTGCCGAACTTCCTCCAATCTGGAAAGATTGCTGCCAACGCTGCCAAGGTCACGCTCTTCCTCGTAGTCCCGCTGCACACCGTCAGCACTGGACGAACCGGGAATATCGCTGGTTGGTTCCGACTGCGAATCGTCTGGCTTGCCGCCGGAATGGTTCTGGTTGTCATCATCTTCGCCAGTCTCACCGTCAGACTGATTGCCGCCATCGTCGCCCGGAATACCGATGTCGGTATCGTCATCCGGCCTTCCCCGTGGTGGTGGCGGTGGTGGCGGTGGAGTCTTGGCTTCCTCTTGCATTCCTTCAAGGATCACAGAGTAGTACCGCTCAACCGTGCAGTTCGGCGTAACCTTCGGCCACCGCTCCTTGCAGTCGTCATAGTTGACCGTGCCTTCCGGACGGTATCGGTCGTACTGGTCAAGCATCTGCTGAATGACAAGATCAGCAGCGATATTCCACGCTTCCAAGTTCTGCTGATTGGCATGGGGCACGTATGTCTGCCGCCGTTCAGCGTGGTCTAGGAAGTTGTGGAAGTGTTCGTGCAACATAACCCATGCCACCATCTCTGGCGACATAGGCTTGCCGTTGAAATTGCAGATGAACTCGGGATTGATATACATTCGCCCCACTTCGTCAACTGCGGCAGTTGGAACCTTGTCTGTGTAGTACGTCGGAGTGAAGTCCAGTGCTACACCGCACCAGTGATACCACTCCTTTGCCTTCTCCTTGGCCTGACTGACAAGGACGATATGTTTTTCAAGCGTTACCATTGAGATACCTCGTTGAGAAAAAAGAAAAAGAAAATGCCAGCGGAACCTTTTACGCCCCGGTTCCCATATTCCAGACGGCTACCGATTGTCTCGACCGGCTGGCAACCCCCCACGGAAACCTTCCTAGAACCTTGCGGTTCGTCTGGCTCTTGGCGAGGGTCACTGGCAAGTAATAGATGGCTAGACTGCACGAATCTGGTTCAGCAAATTGCCGAACCTACGCTGCATCGCAGCATCTGGCCTCCACGTACCACGGCAAAGGTTTGCCATGACAGCCAGAGGCTTCTTCACGCAGTCGATAAGTCCACGTTCGCCGAGTTCTACGAGAATCTCGTAGCCCCGACCGATCATTTCTCCTGTGAGTTCCCCCGTATCCTTCATCGCTCTGGCATGAAAGACTAATGCAGCGGGGAGCCGCATAAGCCGGTCGTGCGGATCAGTGAAGTCCACACGAACCAGCCCCTTCAGCACGTCTTGTGCCCGATACAGGCCAAGGCTGTTGACGTATTCGTGGAACATAGCAGATGCCTCGTTGCCCACGCAACCGTTCGTCAACTGAATGTACTGCTTGGGATCAGCGTTGATGCTGTCCAGTCCAGCACAACCAATCTTGACCATTCGCCAAGTACGCAGCGACGGGAACGAGCGATCCTCGTCAGTCACTGCCGATGCCTCAATGTACTCCGGCTTGCTTTCCAAGAATGCACGAACCAAGGCACCCCACTTCGGCATCGCCATATCCGCGTCCTTGACGACCGGAACGTGAGGCGTGGGGTAGTTGTCGTCCTCAATGCCAGACAGGAAGTCCTGAACAGGCGTCTTCCAGTCCCACCAGAAGAACCGGTTCCGCACACTGGCGGGAATCGGGATGGCGTTTGGTGCCAGATGAGGCGGGTTCATAAAGGCACAGAGCATAAGATCAGACGACAGCCGCAGATTGCCGATCCTTCTGCCCTCCAGCACAGACAGCAGCAATGCCATCATC